TCTCCCCGCAAATCCTTTACACTGGTTCGGGTGGGTTGAACAGCAAGCAGGAGAGACACTCGTGGCGAAGAAAAGAGGACGGCGTCCCAAGTTGATAGCGCCAATGGACTACCTCAAGATCCAGCGGATGGGTATGGAGGGGCTGGGTCATGACGCTATTGCTCGTGTCCTCAAGTTGAATCCGACTACCTTTCGTAAGCGGCGCGCGGAGGATCCTTATCTGGATGAGTGTTACCAGCAGGGGCAAGCGGCGGCCGAGCGGACGTTGACGCGTAACTTGTGGTACAAAGCCGCCGTTGAGAAAGATCGTACCAGTATCATCTTTTCCCTAAAATCTCGTTTCGGTTGGAGAGACAACATTGGCGAGCAACAGCCGGCGCATCCGCCTGCTGCAGACTCCGTCGCAACCCTTACGGCGCTCGCAGCGCTCAGCGTGGAAGAGTTACGCCAATTCGGCGAAATCCTCCAGAGAGCGGCAGAGCGTCAAACTGCTCAGACACCTACGGGACAACCCAAAGGCAATGGAGCAGATAAATCGGGTTCTGGCGGAACGCAGCCTAATAGACTACATTAAGCAGGCCTGGCACATTCTGCACCCGGCTACTCCGTTCATACCGGGATGGCATGTGGAGTGTGTGTGCGAACACCTCGAAGCCGTTACCGCGGGTGAAATCCCTAACCTGCTAATTAACATCCCTCCCCGCTATACCAAGTCGTTAGTTGTTACGGTCGGCTGGCCGACGTGGGAGTGGCTCCTCAAGCCTTCGACACAATACATTTTTAATTCGTATGCTGCGTCGTTGTCTTTGACGCATTCCCGCTATCGTCGATTATTGATTGAGTCGGATTGGTACCAGCATAACTGGGGGGATCGATATAAACTCAGTGTTGACCAAAACACCAAGTCCGAGTTTGAGAATAGTAGCCGTGGAGCGATGTTGGCGATTTCCACGGGTGGTGGTCTCGGGCGCGGTGGTGATCGTATCGTCATGGATGACCCACATAACCCCCGTGTCGTTGAGTCGGACACGGAACGTCAAGCAGTGATTGATCACTACGACTTGACGTTGTGTGGACGTCTTAATTCAGCCACCGGTAGTAAAGTGCTGGTTATGCAGCGGTTACATGAGAAGGATCTCACTGGTCATATCCTAGCTAAAGAAGGGTTGGTCAAAGATGGTGGGCAGTGGGAGCATATCAAGTTAGAAGCTCTGGCCACCAAGCCGACTATTGTCATCTTTCCCCGCAGTCATCGAGAGATCAAGCGCGAGATTAACGATGCGTTATGCCCAGCTCGTCATACTACTGAGCAGTTCAAGAAGCTACAAGTCAATAATCCCCGCTTGTTTGCTCCGCAGTATCAGCAGACTCCGACCCCGGCTGGGGGAGGGGTAGTTGAAGAAGGCTGGTGGCGGCACTACCAAGGCCCTAAAGAGGCCTCTTGGTTCGATCGGATTGTGCTCAGTTGGGACATGGCCTTCAAAGATACCAAAACCAGCAGTTATGTCGTTGGGCAGGTATGGGGGCAAAAGGGCGCGGATAAGTATCTACTGCACCAAGTCCGTCGGCACATGTCTTTTACTGAAACCCTCAAGGCTTTCTCCGCCCAGTGTAATGACGAGAAGTGGCAAGCGTTCTTATGGGCCAAGATAGTCGAAGACAAGGCTAATGGAACAGCAGTACTGGATACTCTGAAAAAGAAAATACCCGGGTTGATCGCCTTCGATCCGTCCGGGATGGGGTCCAAGGAAGCACGGGCGCACGCCGTGGCTCCAGAGATTGAAGCAGGAAATGTGTACTTACCCGATCCAGACGAAGTACCATGGGTCAAACTTTATAAGCAGGAATGGTCATACGTACCGAAGGGGGAATTTTGGGATCAAGTCGACGCGACGACACAAGCATTACTGTATTTTCGGATGCACGCTATAACACAAGGTTCAGTTGAGGTATACAAGAATGACGATTACCAGGACCCGTTTGAAGAGTTTGGCAATCTCGGCCCGGCCGCGTTCTAAGCCGCACACAGCGACGGTGCAGGCAGTCAAGTCTCATACGGACTTGAATTATGGTCCCACTGGATCCAGTATGGCGGCGCTAACTGGTACACCAAGTGCTCCGACCCCAGCTATTACTGCTCCCAAGGTACCGGCCTTTGGTGAGTTAGCCTTTGTCGATCCGGGTACGTTGTTTACCTATGCTCCGTTTACGCAGTATAACCCGTCTAAGTTGGTTACGAAGAAGGGGGGGTTGGGTATCTTCGATCAGATGCGGCAAGACGATCAGGTCAAGGCAGCACTGAAGTTCAAAAAGCTGGCAGTGATCGCTTCTGGGTGGGAGGTAACTTCACCGGATGGGGAAGACGAAGAATGGGAAGTAGCGGAATTCGTCAAGACGACACTGGATAATCTACGTCAACCATTCGATCAGATATTGCAGAACATGCTGAGTATGTTGGATTATGGCTATTCCATCACGGAGAAGGTATGGGACAGCAAACCCGAAGGGATTGTCCTGGCCGATCTGAAGCCGAAGAAACCGCATAACTTTAATTTCACGATTGATCCGTATGGTAATTTACTACCAGAAGGATTGGTGCAGAATATCTTGTTGAGTTTGAAGCCCCTACCAGTATACAAGTTCGTCATTCTTAGTAATGAGTTTGAGTATGGTAACTACTACGGAGTATCCGATCTGGAAGCGGCTTATCGGGCGTGGTGGACAAAGGACAACTCGTACAAGTGGCTGGCTCAGTTATTGCAGCGGTTGGGTGTCCCGCCGGTTATAGCTAAGTACGACGTCAATAAGTTTAGTCCCAAGCAGGTTGAAGACATCAAGACAGTCATCAAGAATATGCAGGGAGCGACTTCGGCGGCAATTCCCAATGCGGACGGAAATGCGATTGAGTTTTGGACTCCGGAACTAGCTGGGCAAGCTACTAGTGTGTTCAAACCCGCGCTGGATATGTTCAACCAGGATATTGCTCGGGCGGTTCTGATGCCGGGATTACTGGGTTTGAGTCCAGAAGCAATACAAGGATCGTATGCTCGTTCCCGTATCCACTTCGATGTGTTCTTACTGGTAGTGGAGCAGTTACGGAAGCGGTTAGAGTTTGTGATGCAGGAAGTAGTGAAGGAACTGGTCAACTATAACTACGGGGAAATCGAGGCTTATCCCCAATGGAAATTTCTACCGATCACGGATGAAGTGCGAACCGATCTGTTGACAACTTGGGCCTCGTTAGTGGGTAGTCGGGTGGTCAGTCAAGGTCCGGATGACGAAGCTTATATCCGCAAGAGTATGAAGTTTCCGGAACAACAAGGAGAGATTACCCCGGCAGATACTGCTCAGTCAGCCGCGCAAGGTAACCAGGACGGTGAGGATGACCAAGAGGGTGAAGATGAAGAGGATATACCAGTACCAAAAGATGGGAACTATTCCAAGCTATACCATCGCGTGTTGCTGGCCATTCAGTCAGCAAAAGGGGATTGGGTACAACTGCGTCCGATGCTGCAACAGATCTACAGTCAGGAGCTTGCTATAAAGAACTACGGTTTTGATCCCATCGCTCGTGTGGCTGCAGCTAAGGGAAGGGGTCGGGAAAAAGTTCTGGAAATGCCTAACCACTTAGCCAATAGTCTGACCGAAGTAACCATTGCTGGGTTACAGGCTAAACTACCTCCCGAGAAAGTGGTAGCTGAGGTTTTGAAGTTGTTTGGGTTCGATCCCAATCAGCTTCGCGATGAGTGGGGGCGTTGGACCGAAGGAGGAGGGGGGGCTGGTGGTAAAGCTATTACTGAGAAGAAGCTAAAAGCAAATGCTTCTTTAGTAAAAGCTGAACTTAGAAAAGTTAGATCAAAATGGCCTGGGTATGGTAATTCAGATGAGAATGATATTCGTGGGGCGGCAGACTACTACCAAAGTATGGGGGGTTCTACCAGACTAAATAAGACTTTAAGTAAAGGGGCGTTACTACGAGACACGTTTGAGCGTCGGACAATAAGAGCTTTTGATAAAGGATTTACTACTATTTCTAAAGATGTAGTGGTATATAGAAATATACCAAAGAAGATATTTGAACAGTTAGTAAAACGAAGTGGAAAAGGTTATATTGATAGTAGATATACCAGTACATCTTTTATTAAGTATGAATGGCCATACGCATTAAAGATTTTGGTACCTAAAGGTACCAAAGCACTGAAGTTAGATGGTCTTGGTGAGGATGAGTTAGTATTAGCCAGAGGAACTAAATTTAAAATAGGAAAGTCATTTATTGTACGAGATCCTAAGTTAGCTCATGTTTATCCGAAAGGTATTCCACACCTTACTTTACGGGTAATAAAATGAGTACTGATTTTCTTAATCGGATAACATTATCAACTCTAGACGAGTTAGAGTTTGATGATGATATTGACGAAGAAAAAAAGAAGACTATTGAGTTTATAAAAACTCAACATTCTGACCAGTTCGACCAGCATATCGACTATGCGGCAATTGAGGCCAATCTGGATTTACTCGAGCAGCAGGCCGTCAGGCATATCAAAGAAGCTCTGATTGTGGTCAGAGATCGGCTACTACAGTCGGTCGAGAATAATTTTCACAAGGACAAGAATACCGCGTTTCGGATGCTCAAGGAACTGAAACTAAAAGGAATGCGGGATGTGCAGTTAGCCTTTAGTGAGTTTCTGCGGGGAGCGTTTCAGACCGGGCATACGGATCTGAGTTTTGAGGTGGGTGGGCGGGTCAAGCACTTTGCTAGTTATGGGTTTGATCCTAGCCAACCCCGAGATGAGCAAGGACAGTGGTCCGATGGTGGAGGAAGTATAAGTTCTGATTTACCAGCGGCTATATTAACCCGCGAATCTTCTAGGTTTGAAGGATTAGTAGCTAGTAATCCAAATGATGTTGGAAGCGATAAGGTTGCAGGTGGTCAGTTTTATATTGACCGAGTACTATC